GACCAGAATGCTGTGGGTTGAACGCGCGATGGCGATCTCGCCCTGCAGGCTCTCGCCGCCGTTACCGCCCCGCAACTCGCCCCAGACCGTGCCCAGTGCCACCCAGCTCTCGCGGAGTCCGCCGCCCCCGTCCGCGGCCTCCTGCGGCATTTCCAGCACGAAGGCCGTCCGAAGGTCGGGCGCGCTCACAGCCCGACCCCGCCGCCCAGGATCCGGACCGTGCGATAGCGCTCGATCAGGCCCGACACGCCGAACGGCATGTTGCCGTCCTGCGCGCCGTCCTCGTGTCGGACTTCGTAGAAATGCGCCGCCAGCAGCATCACCGCCCGGGCCAGATCGGCCGGAATCCCGGCCCAGGTCGGGCTGAAGCCGGCCAGGAAGGTGACCTCCGCGGTGCCTTGCATCGGGATCATCGGCAGCGCGCTGGAAGCCGCCCGCAGCATCGGGCGGTGGGTGTCCTGCTCCAGAACCACCTCCGCCGCGCCCGAAGCGATCACGTCGCCGGCCCGGGACAGCGTCACCAGCGAACTGATCGCCGTCACAGGGGCCACCGGCAGGGCCTGCACCGTCGGACAGCGCCACGCCGAGACGACCCAACGGAACGGGCGTTCGTACAGCACCTTGCCGGTGCGCGCCTCGATGGCCGCCACCGCGGCACGCAGCGCGGCCTCCAGGATCGGGTCCTGCAGCGTATCGTCGGCAAAGCCGGTGCCAAGGCGCAGATGGGAACGGAACTCCGCGATCGGCAGGTCGATCGTCGCGATGCCCGTCAGGTCGACAAGCTTCATGGGCCTACTCCGGTGCACAGGATGCAGGGTCAGGGAAAGGCGGGGCGGCCGCCCATCCGTGCTGCTCTGACGGAGGGGAAAGCTGGACAGCACGTCATCCACTGACCGGCGACCACCCCTTTGGACCGTGCGCCAGGCACACGGTCCAATCGGCAGAGGCAGGTCGTCAGTTGATGCCGAACTTCAGCAGCTTGATCGCGGCGAAGTCGCTCACGTCGCCGCCCACGCGCTTGGTGGCGTAGAACAGGACATGCGGCTTGGCCGAGAACGGGTCGCGCAGGATGCGCAGGTCGGGGCGCTCGGCGATGGTATAGCCCGAGCCGAAATCGCCGAAGGCGATCGAGAAGCTGTCGACGGCGATCTCGGGCATGTCCTCGCAGATCAGCACCGGATAGCCCATCAGCCGCGCAGGCTCGGCCGAGGCCAGACCGTCCGACCACAGGAACCGGCCATCGGCGTCCTTCATCTTCCGCACCGCCCCGGCGGTCTTCGAGGTCATCACGAAGTTGGCCCGGGCGCGGTAGGGCGCATCCAGCGCATAGACCAGCTCGATGATCGATTCCGCCGGGTTCGCCGCCTTGAAGTCACCCGCCGTGCCGGTCGGCACATAGCCCAGGCTGTCCCAGGCCCAGCTGTTGTTGTGGACCTTGGGATGGGCCAGCAGCCCCTTCGGCTGGTCGATGCCGGTGCCCTGCAGGAAGGCCCGGCTCTCGGCGCGGGAGAAGCGGTCGGCGATGCGGCCGGCCAGCCAGCCCTCGATGTCGAATGCGCTGTCGTCCAGCAGGCGCTGGCTCGCCTTCGGCATGGCGCTCAGCTCGTGCAGCGCGATGTTGATGCGCACGATCTGGGTTGTGTCGGCGGTGGTGCCCAGCGCCGTCTCGGTCGCCCAGCCCGAACCCACCTCGCCCTTGTCGACCAGGACGTCGAAGGAATTGGCCTCTACATTGACCACCGTCGAGATCGACCGTATCGATGCCGTGTTGTTCAGCACCGCATGGATCTGGTCCGAGGTCTGCCGGTCCACCAGATAGCCGCCGTCCGAGTTGATCTGGAGCGACTTGCCCTCCAGCTCGATCCCGCGGAGCGCGCTGTCATCACCGTTGCGGACATAGGCCTCGAACGCCTTCTGGTGCGGCGCCTCGGCATCGGCAGTGGTCGACAGGGCGGGGCGTCCGAAAAGGGCGGTCTTGCGGTCAAGCATGGTCAGCTTCTCATCCTGTGCTTTCAGTTGATCGGAAACGCCCGCCCGGAAATCGGTCAGGTCGCGCAGAAGTCCCGCCAGCGCGGACTTCATCTCGGCCGCCGCGCTCGGCAGCGGCTGCTGGGCCACGGGGACGCCTCCCCCGGCCCGAGCTTTCGTCTCGGGGCTCGTCATCACCACTTCCTTTCCGTGGATGTGCGGCCGGCTCAGTCGAACCGGACCAGAGTGCGGCGGGCCTCCTCGACCACCGCCGCCAGTTCGCGGAACAGAAGATCCGCAGGGTCCTCGCGCTCTTCGGATTTCGCCCCGATCCGCGCGTCGGGCAGCATCGGGAAGGTCACCAGAGACACCTCCCAAAGATCGATCTCGGACAGCAGCCGGGTGCCGGTCTCGGTCTTTCCGGCGCGGACCGTGCGATAGCCGATCGACAGACCGTCGATGGCGCCGGCCTCGATCAGGCTCACCGCCTCGCGGCCCTTCGCCACCTCGGTCAGCAGCCTGCCCTTCACGTACAGGCCGCGCTCGTCCTCGGCGACCTCGTCCCAGATGCCGATCGGCTGGGTCGGGTCGTGTTGCCACAGCAGCTTCACTGCCCTCCCCGCCGCCTTCAGCCGCGCCAGAGATGCCGCATAGGCGCCGCGTTCCACCACGTCGCCGCCCTGGTCCACCCGGCCGAACAGAGAGGCATAGCCCTCGATCCGGACCCCGTCGGTGACGCTGATCGCCTGGTCGAACTGGCAGAACTTCGTCTCCAGCCCGCCGAACGCACCCGCCATGGGCCCGCCCATCCCGCCATCCGGCATCTTCACATTCCTCCGTTCGGGGTCATGGTGATCAGCTGGCTGGCCGTCTGGGCCAGGATCGTGCCGACCACCCCGTAAACCGTCAGCCAGAGCCGCCGCTCCAGCCGCTCCATCAGCACCTCGATCCGGTCCAGCCGGTCGTCGATGCCCTCGAACTGCAGTTGCAGGACCTTCTCGTGCGCCTCGCGCACCTGCTGCGCGCCGTACTCGAACGGCTCGTAGAGATAGCGCGACCCGCCCGAGGACCGGCGCAGATCACTCATGCCCCGCCTCCGTCGGTCACCACCCGCGGCGGCAGGCCCAGCATCGCCCGCTTCTCGTCCGCGGTCAGGAAATCCGCCTCGCTGATCCGCCGCCACTGCGCCTCGCGCTCGGCGGCCAGTGCCGGCACCTTGTCCAGATCGGGGAGGATCTCGGTCCGGTGACCGGCAAAGCGGCTCAGCCATTCGCCCACCGCAGCCGCCACACGGGTCGCCAGCGGCAACACCGTCAGCCGGTAGAACGCCCGGTGAGCCTCCTGGTAATTGGCATAGGTCGCGTCCCCCGGGATGCCCAGCAGCATCGGCGGCACCCCGAAGGCCAGGGCGATCTCCCGCGCGGCCGAGTCCTTGGTCTTCTGGAATTCCATGTCCGACGGGCTGAAGCCCATCGGCTTCCAGTCCAGCCCGCCCTCCAGAAGCATCGGCCGGCCGGCATTGCGGGCACCCTGATAGTTGGTCGCCATCTCGTCGACCAGCCGCTCGTACTGCTCGTTGGTCATCACCCCGGCGCCGTCGGTGCCGCGATAGACGATCGCCCCGGACGGCCGCGCGGCGTTGTCCAGCAGCGCCTTCGACCAGCGCGAGGCCGAGTTGTGGACATCGATCGCCGTCGCAGCCGCCTGCAGGGCCGAGAAGCCGTAATGGTCGTCGGTCGGGTGGAAGCTCTTGATGTGGCAGACCGGCGGCACTTCGGCGGTCATGTCGAAGCGGTGCTTCCGGGCCCCCACCGCATAATCATAAGCAACCGGCCAGCCATCCCGCCCGGGAACCAGCGTCATCCGGTCCGACCGCAGCACGTGCAGCTCGAAGGGCATCGCACCGGGCGCGCCGCCCACCGCCTCCACGTAGCCGTTCCCGGTCAGCAGGATCTGGCCATACAGCGCCTCGAACAGCTCGGCCCTGCCCTGCGCCGGGTTCGGGCAGGCGACCAGGTCGGCGACCGGATGCCGGTCATAGCGGCACTGGTGATCCTGCACCGCCAGCGGGATCGCGGCGGCCGCCTCGGCGATCAACTTCACGCAGCGGAAGCCCACCGGGTTGCCGGCAAAGCCGTTGCGGATCAGCGAAGGCGTGTCCCGCGGGCTCCAGGCCACGCGGCCTGCATTGCCCCAGGCGATCACCCGGCCCACCGCCGAAGCCTTGCGCTCGGGCACCGCCGCCGGAGCCTTTCGCAGAAAATCGAACACCATCTCGCGCTCCCTCATGCC